GGCGCTACGTTTGCCACGTCGTAGTTGGCGTTTCGCATCGAGAAGCCACTTGAGCCTGTCTTGCTGATGTTCGCTATCCCCGAGGCATTGAGTGAGTAGTCGTTGTAACCTGCCGCGTTCCATGAGCCGTATGAAATGGTGGTGGCAAGTTCTGTGGTGCCAGCGTTTTGGTAATCTGTTGTCGCAAGTGTTGTGGTCGGACCACTATATATATTTGAATCTGGAGTATTGCTGGTTGAGTCTTGTTTTAGATATCCATAGATAGAAAGAGTCGCAGACGAAATTGTGTCTGTGTCGGGAATAGCAGACGTGTCAAACTTCATAAAAGCACGGAAAAGTCGGCTCCATTGATTAGAAACTGTGTGGGCTTCGAACAAGCACAGTATGTCACTTGTTCCGTTTGCGGTTCCGTTTCCGCTCTGAAGAGACGCCCAAGTACTCGCCGCGCTGTTGCGTTCGACGTATCCGTCTGATGACGGGTAGAACGTACTTGTGGTGTTACCTATCTTGCCTGGTTCAATACGAGAGCCGGTGAAGGCTTCGTTCTTTACAGAGATAGTATGTTCGATTGCCTGTCGGAGTGCTTCGTCGGGGTCATATCTGAATCGACGCACTTCTTCTTGTTTTGTGAATGGGTTGGTTCGTGTTTCTACAAACTCACCTTCCGGGTCGGGGACATACGTCGGTGGGTTGTATATCTTGAACCTTTCTATCTCAACGTCTCCGTCTTTTCCGAAGCCGATAGGTTCTCCGAGAGGACTCCACGCTCTTGCGAGTATTTCTACTCCACCAGGTATCGGAGATTGCAGGTCAATGAGAAACGTTGACCTAGACCGAATGTCGCCATTAGTTGTTTCCTTTAGTGGCTTCATACTTGTTACTCTGAGTATGCGTTTATTCCGTACTCAAGTACTACCTGCATAAGACGTGCATCGCCTGTGAGGTCATCATTTGCGTCAGCAGGGTCTCGGTAAACACGTACCATGAGCATATCGCCGGCTGCGGGAGTTCCTGCGATTGTTATTGCTGAAGTTGCGGAAGTAATATGTATATCTCCGTTTGCAATCCAGTCATCTGAAACTTCTTGAGCGGTTCCATACGCAGCATCAATTGCGTCATCGTTACCAATTGCGAGAGCTTGTATACCCCATACAACAGTTCCTCCCGCACCGCCTGCTGAGGAAGTCCATACAAAACGTGCTGTTATAGTACCGCCGTCATAGTTATCGGGAAGACGCGCGTTCCAGAAAGCATACTCTTGAGCAGTTGCGTCAAAGTCAAGAACGTTATAATCAATATCATTTGTTCCTGCTTCCACTTTTGCAACAGCAGCACACCCCGAGGTGGTAGTTGGTTGTCCACCGGATGCAGTGAGAACCATCGAACGAGTTGCTGTAGTGTTAGCAAGGATTACGTTGTTTCCTTCCACCGCTACAACGCCAGCAGATACACGTGAGATTGTAGTGTCTGAAGCCGCACCGAGTTCAATAGTACCAGTAGTGAGCGCTGTAGAGGTTCCAAGACCGAATGTGGTGATACCTGATACGGTAATGTCGTTCCCTGTCTGTGTGACTACTGCATCACCGTTGTCCCAGTTGATTGTGCCACCTTCTGCAAGATATAAATCTGAATAGCGATTTGTCGCGTTACCCAGCGTAATAGCGTCATCAGTTGCTGGTTTAATTGCGCCAGCGCTGTCGATGATGATTCGGTCAGTTGCGGTAGCTGCGCCGTCTGCTGTTGTAGCAAATACAAGTCTACCTGGCATGTCACTTGCTCCGGGTGTGCCGTCTACATACGCATAAATTTGAGCAGCTGTTGCTCTAGTCGTACCATCCCACCCTTGCATTGCCATTCCACCAAGGAGGTCGCTAGACTGAACGATTGTCGGAGAATCAGCAGTCCCTCTTCCTCTCAGGGCAATCAAAGCCGGTGCTATTCCAGCGGTTGCAGAAGTAGTGAACAATCTAAGATTTAATGATGTACCTGAATTACTAGCAAAAAAACCTTCTGTTCCTACGTAAGTATTTGCTGCCGGTGTAACACCGTCCGATGCATGTAGCTTAGTTACTGGTGATGCTGTACCAATACCAACTCTGTTATTTGTTGCGTCGACAACCAAGGTAGACGTGTCAACGGCCAAACCGCCACCTACCGTGAGCGTGTCTGTAGTTGTGTCAAACGTAAGAGCGGTATCACCCTCAATTGTTCCGTCACCTGTCCAGACACCCACTTGGTTATTTACCGGTGTACCGACTTTTGTAACGTCACCACCACCTGCAATTGTAGACCATGTGTTATCACCACGAAGATATGTTGAAGAAGAAGGAGTACCTGTAGCCGAAAGTGCTGGAGTAAGGCTTGGTGTGGCGTCGCTGTATGTAAGGTTGATGAATGTGCTGTTCGCCGCCATTGCACCTACCGCGTCTTGAGCACCTTCTGTAAAGCCAGAGAGTGATGTTGCAGTGAGTTCAGTCTCGTCTACTGAGATAGCCCCCGATGCGTCATCGTAATCAAGCCCGTTCCCTACCGCGTTACCCACTGCGTCTTGAGCGTTTTCGTCTGTGTATTGGGTAACGTCGCCAACGTAGAGAACGTTTCCATCTGAGACTGCAGCATCAAGTTGTGCCTTAGTAAACGAACCGAGCGCTGTTGTATTAGAGTTTTTTGAAGCAGTAATTGCACCAGTGAGCGCCTCACGTTGTGCAGTAATATCCTGTCCTGTTAGTGTAAAATCAATTGAGGTGCTATCGGTAACAGTGACCGCATCGTGAAGTTGAGAAGTGAGCGCAAATGTACCTGTACCACCTGGAATGGTGTGTGTATTTACTGTACCCACGCCAGTAAGGTTGCCGGAGTCATCGAGTGTGACTGCAGAAGCTTGCACACCTTTAGACGCGCCATCTGAACGAATGACACGATTATCATTTGCGAAAGCAGAGGAAGCTGTTACGTCACCAGACCCTGCGGGAAAATCCTGGAACTCTACACCGGTGGCTCCTCCGTTTACAACTACAGCTTTACCCGCCTGTCCTGAGTATGAAGAAGGTGTGTCAGTAAGGGCAAGGAATGTTGAAACACCCCCTCCCCCTGCCCCTGGTTCCCACCGACGAGTTGTTGCGTTCCACACGATAGTATCTCCGTCAGCAAGACCTGAAAGATTGACGTCTTCTATTTGGTCAAGACGACGAGCAATAATGGCGGTCGCTGTGCGTGCTGATTCAATACGTTTTGCAAGTTCTTCTCGAAGGCCTTCGATTGCATCAATCGCGAGTTTTTCTCCCGTAGGAAGTGATTCAAGTGCGTCACGAATCAAATATCCGTTTCCTTGAACTTTCTCCGTCATGAGAGCTTCGAAGTCTGGCAAGTCAATAAGAGAAGCAGCGAGAGACGCAGCTTTTTCTATTTCTTCTTCTGTTACAATACCGTCCTTACCGTGCCTGATGTTCTCAATTGCCTGAGCAACACGTGCTTCCAGCTCTGTGGAAGTAGTTGAAAGTGTTGTATCTGCCTTGCTTTTCATCTCGTTGACAGCGTCTGTCAACATTGCAAGAGCTGTTTCTTTAGAGATATAGTCTTTGTCTTTTTCTGGTGTCTTACCGTCCAGGCGACCTGCCTTAATCATCTCCGATATTTGGTCAACAGCACTAAGAACGAGTACAACAAGGTCTGCAAGTTCTGTTACACTTGGCTCCTTAATCAAATCTGGATTTTCAGAGAACGCCTTGATTTTTTTTACGAGTAAGTCCTTTTTCATGTTGTGTAATTATACCATGCTACGCACTAAGGGAAGCAGCAAGTGCAGCTTTATTTTTTGCATCTTTTAATATCTTACCTGCTGTATCTGCTGTGTTGTACGACGAGAGGTCTGCTGTCCACGGGTCTCCTGCCGTACCTGCTGCGTTCATCTTTTCTCCCATAGTTCCTGTTTCATTGTAGTCAGCAGCAAGCGCTCCCCATACACCAGCAACAAGTTGAGTCACAGTAGCTTCTGATTGGTTGACATAGATAATAGCTTCCATGTCGAGATTACCTTTAAGGTTTGATGTGACAGTTCCCGAACCTGATAGCCCCGCAGCGAGCGGGATAAGCATGCTGAGAGATGAGCTGAGGCTACCTGTACCTGCGAGTGCTGCTGCCATTCCTAGCGTTGCTGTGATTGATGCAGAGAGTGTGCCACTACCAGCGATAGTCGCAATAAGGCTAGACGTAATCGACATGTCAGCAGACATTGAGCCGTCACCTGAAAGATTGGCAGTCATTGTCTTTCCTAGAGAAAAACTAGCAGTCAATTCACTGTCTCCGTTTATGTAGGTTGTTGATGAGATAAGTGCTCCTTTAGGCCCAAGAACATACGAGTATGGTGGTTGTGTACCTGTAGGAAACGAGTCTCGGTAGTTTGTGAACTTGTTAGTATTGTCACCCAAAAAGAAGCGATTAAACATCACTTCAGGGCGAAACTGCGACTGGTGGTTTGTGACACCAGAGTGCTGTTTGCCGAGCGTTCTGTTTATTATGCTTTGATTGGTGAGCAACATTATGAATTCCTTATTGCATGTGCGACTTCTGTTGATTCAAGTGTTTCAGCAAGCTTTGCGTCTTGTTCCTTTTGGAACGCACAAAACTCTGCCATTATCTTGAATGCGTCCCACCCTTCTTCTGTTGCTTTTTGAGCTAATTCAAGGGCTTCTCTGTTCATGTTAGTTCCAAGTAAAAGTGAGTAATCCTGAAAATGCAGACGATGCTGGAGTGGCAACACCAGAGCCTACAAGGAAGTAGAGTGCCGCACCGTCGTAGATACGTGGCATTGAAGGGAACTCGTTGATGAAGTTTCGTTCTGATGCGAGACCAATTGTTGAGATAGGGAAGCGAGCAAGTTCCTTGATGAGCGCTACCGTGTATGAACCTGATACGTATGATGTTGAGTTCTGGATTGTGTTGATTTCAGCAATACCTGCATCACCTGCTGCGAGTGGAACTTGATAGTTGTACTTACCTGTACCTGTAGCTCCAGTGTAGAGAATGTGTGAGTTTGATGCTGCTGTCTTTCCAATAGGAAGTACAGTTGGTGTAGAGCGAGATGTGGTTTGTGACGAGTTTGTGTATCCGAGTGAAAGGTTTGGTGTACCTGCGCCCATTGCTGTTGCTGCTGGATTGAAAAAAATAGCGCCCACACCAGCACCGTTTGTGTATCGTGGAAGAAGCCATGTGACGGTGTGTGTACCTGTACCAGCGTCGGTGATGTTTATCGCTGTTCCTGCTACTGCGTTTGCATATGACGTTGCAAGCTTAAAGGTAGTGTCAGATGCTTTGATTACGTAGTAGTCAGTAGCGGTTGCAAGTCCACCAGGAAGAGTTGTGGTGGTAGTGAGACGTACACGAGTACCCGTGAGGATATTTGATGGAATGTTAGCAGTTGATGTCCAAGTACAGACGTCAGTACCCGCGTCTGCGGTGAATGTATCAGATTGTCCGAGTGTGTTTGTGGTTGCCTGTGCTGATGTAGTGGTCACTGTGGTAACTCGGTAGAAACCGATTACGTCAATAAGTGCAACCGTGCATGGTACTGTTGTAGCTGCTGCTGATACTACGTGCCCCGATGTGAGGTATTTGTAGTACGTTGGTTGTACGTTTCCTCCATGCTGAAGAGCACCTGCTGATGTGGTGTTGTCTTTTACCGCTTGGAAGGTAAGGTTTGTACCTGCGTCAAAGATTGCGTCAGAGCCTGGATTACCAGCACCACGAAAGAGTGTATGCCACTCGTTAGCGACTGCTGCTGCGGTTGGGTTAAAGTTCTTTCCGAACGAAGCGTCCCACTTCTGTCCGTTACTCATTGCTGAGATTATTTGGTCAAATGATGAATAACCTGCCATATTAATTCCATATTACTTTTAATCCACCCACTAAGGTGGTTGTTGATAAACTTGCTTGTGGTAACACCACCATACTCAAAAACGCATCATCATACACAATTGGTATTGTATTGTCGTACATGAGAAGGTCTTTTTCATAAGGCACTCCTGGTGCACCTGTGTTGGTGTTCATATGTTCACGAGATGTGATGAACGCAAGTGGCTTTACAAGTATTATACTAAACAACCCTACGTCCACGCCATTCATTGTGACGCTTTCGACTGCCCGCACACCACTGTCACCAGCAGCAAGTGGTATGAACGGCCCAGAACCGTTTGCTACGTTTCTGTTGGTATTGGTGAGGGTGCCGAGAAGTGTAGAAGTGTTCTGTGTGAGTGTCGGGGTGACTTGTCCAGTTACACCGTCTTGATTTGTATACTTCACACTAAACGTCTGTCCACCGGTTCGTGCTCCTGTTGTAACTGCAATCATTTGTACACCTGCCCCGTCTGTGTAGCGGGGGAGAGTTACTGTATTGTCCATTACCTGTTCATCAGTAGTACCGTCGTCTATGGTTGGGTAGTACATGATGTAGTCACAGAGAATCATCGACATAGGATATGGCACAACGTTTGTTGTGGTATGTCCCTGGATAGTCAGCTTGCGCAAGTATTTTGTACTTGGGGAAACATTTGGACCATGGTAGAAACCACCGTCTGATGATTGTGTGATTGCCCGAGCAGTTAGTGGCGCCGCGTCGAACCAGTATTTCGGTGTCGGCATACCTGGTGACATTGAAAGGTCGAACCAGAGACCAATTGTAGTAACTTGAGATGGGGTTTTGCGAAAAATATACTCACGCATTTTCCCTGCGTTTTCTGCGTCAATAACTTCTTTTATACCAGCAAAACCTGCCATGTTATTTTACTTCTTTAGCGGTGAGAGAGAATGAAAACTCCCTACCTGTTTGTGCGTCCTTTACTCGAATATCATCAGCGTACAAATGGTCGCGTCCATTCTTGAAGAACTCAAGAGCGGCAAGAGCAAAGAATGTATGCTTAAGAATAGTGATTGAGCCAGTTGAGAGATTGTTGTTTTTAACCTCTTCCTTCTTTTCTGAAACGCCACCCTTTCCGAATACGGTGGCTTCCATTGTTGCGTATTTCTTTTCCATGCTAATCCTCAGTTACCGTAAGACCTGACGCTGCAAAAAGTGGAGTAATACCACTTGATACCGCACGAGATGCTGTGAGTGCACCTGAATAGAGAATCTTTGACGAACCTGAAGAAGCCGTGGTGATTGATACGTGAGTAATTGTTTCAGAGCCTGAAGTACACTCAGGGAACTGAATCTGTGCCGCGTTTGTTGCGGTGTTAGTTGATACTGTCCAACCAGCACCAGAACGTGCAACGGCTACACGAGCATACGAACCATACGCTGATTCGTTTGTGGTAGCTGTACCTGCTTCTCCAGGGTCTGATGTGTGAAGTGCTACGTAGAGTGACCCTGCTGTCGCACTGTTTTGTAATCCACCGGCGTCTCCGATGTCAGCAATATCTGTGTTGTTGAAGATAAGTGCCAACAGTTCATTTTCGAATGTATTTGACTTCGACATATTGTTTAAGTTATGTGTTAATTATATCACGAATACGCTACTCCCGTGAGATTATCTCCGGTGTATGAAAGCGTTTTCGTTAGGTCTATTCCGCTTGGAGTAGAGCCAGAGAGAACTACTGATGTGAGATTGTCTCCTGTGTAGTTGAGTGTCTTTGTGACACCGTTTGCGTAGTCGATTGACGTCAAGTTGTCACCCGTGTAGTTGAGTGTGGCTTCTGATGCATCGAGGTTTTTAGATACTGTTTCGAATGTTTCCTGAATACCTGACACGCTTGCGCCAGACCATTGTTTTGTTGTTGAGTCGTATTGAAGGAATTGTCCATCAGTGACTCCGGACGTGTTAACATCCTCAATTTGGTCTAATCTTCGGGCAATAATAGCTGTTGCTCCCTTTGGTACTTTTGATACCTTCTCATCAATTTTTTCATCAATCCCGCGAATAGCAGAAACGTCGAGTCGTTCATCATCTTGGAGAAGTTCAAGCGAGTTTCGTATCGCCTCCGGCTCCATGGTAATCAAACTTGCAAAGTCGGGGAGCTGTATTAACGCTGACGCACGAGAGGCAATCTCTGCAAGTACTTCATCAGTTATCACCGCGTCTTTCCCATCTCTACCATTCTTGACAGTTGTACGAAGTTCATCAAAGAGAGAAGAAATCATCGCTTGCGCTTCCTCTTTCGAAATACCGTCCTTTCCATCAATACCATCTTTTCCGTCTATACCACGAATGACTTCTGGTTTTTGAAAAAGTTTCTTTTTAGGTCTGAAAAGATACAGAAAAAGCTCCGCTTGTTCCTCTGGGGTTAGTGGTTTGTAGAAATCTGGATTTTCTAGCGTGAGGCGTAGTTTTTGAAGTATCGCTTCCATGTTCACAGTGAGAGTATTGACAGTTATTTGATACAGGAGTATAAGTTGAATATGGGAGCTATATTCATACTCATCGGGCTTATAGGACTTGCTATTGCATTTCCGTGGCTTATTCTCGTGTATATCATACTTTTCGGCTTGTCGATTAAGTGATTATTTGTTGAGAACTCTGTTTTCAACAAGCATCGTGACAAAATCAATGACATCATTGTCCTTTTTGGGGACCTCCATTCCGTACCCCTTACTCAAGGTATCACGAATTAATTTCATCTTTTCTGGAGATACGTTTTTTGCTTTTTCGTAAGCAACACTTTCGAACAATTTAACATCATCCATGTGAAGTGGTTTTAGTTTACCCAAAACCGCCATTCCTGCGATTCCTGCCATTGCCTGTAGTGGGTCAAATTTCTTTTCTCCGTTTTCATCTTCTTCCACACCAGTAACACCTCCGGCAAATGACTGTCCTTTTACAGAAGCTTGTTCGTCCGTAACACCTAAAAGAGATTTAAGTGCTTTCTGTTGGTCAGTAACACCAGGGGCACCAAGGTTCATAACCTTTTCGAAGGCCCCCTTGATTCCGCCACCAAAAAGTCCCTGTGCAGAAGTTTCGGGTACGGTTTCTGGATAGATGTTTCGAAGTCTTTGAGCAAAACCTGCAAGGTCAAGTGGGTTTGCACCTTTATATCCATTTGCCCGTGCAAATGCATCAAGTTTGTCTGCAAGTTCACGATAGTCAGCGGCACTTTGAGCATCGCTAAACGCTCGTCTGAGGTTAGTCTGAGCAAACTCTGCGGGGTCTACATTTCTTGTACTTTCAAAGTTTCCACGCTTTACAATGCTTCCTTCTATATCATCTTGTAGATTACGAAGTTGAGCATACTGCTGGTTAAGTGGTTTTATTTCTGGAGCGATTCTATCAAGCTCGTTTGAGAATATGTTTCTAAACGCACGGAATGCGTTAATGTCTCCTTCTGGTGTTGTGAGATATAGATTGTCTATCCCATCAAATCGAGCTTCACGCTGAAGCTGTGAAAATAGCTTATCCATATTGTACACCTGGCGAGGCGTCATTGTTTCAGACTGTGTCGCTGTATCGTAGAGTTGTTGTACAAGTGTCTGCTGTTTTGGAGTGAGTGAACTACCCTTGAAATTGAGTTTGCCAGACATATCTGGGAGTATTCCATTGACACGAAGAAGGTCGCGCATAGTTCTCTGTGCAGGAAGAATATCAACTTCTCCTTTTTTACTAAGCTTGTCTACTTCGTCACCCAATTGAGAACCAACATTCCTTCTTTGTGTATCAAGTATCTTGTACTGTTCTGCAACTGATTCACCTGCGATACTCTCTGGTCGAGTTGCTGGACGAAGTCCAGTTCGAGGTGATTCGGCAATTTCTACCATTCGTTTATACGCCTGTTTTGTTGGTTCGTCTGCTTTTTCAATTGCGTCTATAACAACGTCGTCAACGCCTGAACGTATAGCATCTTGTACAGCTGGTGGTGCGTTTTTGATGCGTTCCGCTCGGATACTTGCTTCCTCAAGGACATCTTTTCCTTTCTCAATTGCACGTGGAAACCTCTCAGCTACTTCAGTACCAATTTGTTTAACACCTTGTGGAACAACGTCAGATATTGCGTCTGAAATACCGCTCCCTGCCTGTGACAATCCTTCTGCTACCTTAGAACCTGCGCCCGACATTGCTCTTGAACCGCGACTCAATAGTGCCTGTCCGCCACGAAGAGCTGGGGGGATAAGTACTGAAGCTACCGTGCCGACACCGGGAGTTAATGCTTCTTGAGTTGATTTATTTTGTGCGAGGTCTGAACCAATATCATAGAGGTATCCAGCGGCTGCACTTGTCCCGACTTGACGTGCCAGATTTGCTCCAGCACCACCAGGAATAAGAACCGAACCAGTCTGAAGTACTGCGCCAACTTTTTCGCGAGTACTTGGTTCCGCAACAAATTGCTGTACCGTCTCTGGAGCTACGTCAGTTCCAATTCCACGACGAGCAAGAACAGAGCCAAACGTATCTACCGCTTTTCCAAAACCTAATCCTTCGGCTATCTTGTTAGATACGGGTTCATTATTCTTTTCTTGGAATTTTTTGAGCTTATCCTTATCAATAGCAGACTCTGCTCCGAGCCTCTTGGCACCAATATGAGAAACAATATCATTAGTTTGATACCCTTCTTGCTTCAGTCTTGAAACCAAATCTTTTTCTTCTTCACTTAGCATATTATTGTTTTTCTATTTCTGCTATTTCGTCATTAGAAACTAGTTTTCTCATTTCTCTTTCGCGAACGTCCTCTAGTACGCCCTGTATTTCAATAATTGCGTTGCGTGCCCCTTCTTCGTCCGTAAACCCAACAAGTGTTCCGTTATCACGAATGGCGTATGCGTTAAGTTTATTTGATGCCTTCCCAATAAGTTCAGTATCTTTGTCAGTCATTGGAGTAAAAGCAACACCTGCTTCCTTGAGTTCACGAACTTTATTTGCCGTCATGTTAGCAAGAACATATTCAGCGTCTGCAAGAAACTTTTTCTGTGCAGTTCTTTGTTGGTTATATTCGAGAAAACCTGTTCCGACACCAGTAATAAGACCCGCGCCAGCACCAAGCATTGTCCCAAGCCCAGGCACAACAGAGCCTGCACCTGCACCTAGACCGGTAGCAACAGGAACCGTTTTACCAAAACTGGACAAGAACGGACTTGCGACAGCTCCTGATGATGTTTTAAGTCCATCTTCATTTGAAAGCATACCTGACACTGTTGCAATTTCAGCATCTATCCGGTTGATTTCGTCTTGTGTTTTTACTTTGTCCGCGGCGTCTGGAGCATTTGGGTCAATTCCAAGTTGAGACATGGCATCTTTGTCACCAGCAAGCGCCAAATCAATAAGATTTTTCCTCCGAGATATTGCTGCGGAAGCCAATTCAGACTGCAAACGCTGACGCTCAAGAAGCCCCACATACTGTCCACCAATATCCATTGCTTCTGCAAGTGAAGATGCCTGACGCATTTGTGATGCAATTTCTTTTGGAGCACCATTTGCTAGAGCATCGAGGGAGAGGTCTGAAATACTTTTAAGTTCATTTTCTTTTGTTCGGAATGCTCTGTCTCTGTCTTGGAGTAATGTTTCAAACTCACGCTGTTCAGCGGTTGTAAATTTATCCTTTTGTTCTTCGTAGGTGAACTTGAGAGCTTCGTTGTATATGTTTTGCTGTTCGAGACGTGCTTGTACTGCGCGGTCTGCTATTTCTTTAGCACTATCGTAACGTCCTTGTACCGCCATCTGAATAATAGCGAGGTCTGCTTGTTTCTGGAGTGAAACTCTTTCAAGATTGCTTATCTCTGCTACTGCTCCAGACGCAAGACCGCCACCACTCTCTACAATATTTCGCTTTGCAATATCAAGGGCACGTTGTTCTCGTCGTATTTGGTCATTGATATCGTTCAGCTCTGGAGTAATGTCGTTTACACCATTTTGACGTGCGTATTCTTCTTCTGTAAGTCCAGCGAGACCCTTTGATGTAGTTACTGCTGAGAGGTAATCCTTGAGTGCATCGCCCGAAGAAGCATCAAGTTGTTCTTTTTCTGCCGTAAGACGCTTAGTGAAGTCGTCTTCTGCCATTACTGCGAGGTCTGATGCAAGTGCTGGTGCCTTTGTTGGGGCTTCTGGTGTTGGGACATCAATAACAGGAGTCGGGGTCATTGACTCCGGTGTGATGGGTGCAGTAGCAACTTCTGGCGCTACGATAGTAGCCCCTTTTCGTGTTCCTCCAGCGTTAAGATTTGCCCTTGCTGTTGCAATGCGTGCTTTTGCCTTCTCTCCTGATTCTGTTACTCCTGGTTGCATACTGTTGTAATTATAACATTTTTATTGTGTTCCTTTATTTACTACGTTACCCAAATCCATTTTATTCACCGCTATGCCGTAGCCACGCATCTCCATTTTTATTTGTACCCATGCCGATTGTCTGTCAATTGATGATTGGAGATAGCCTTTCACCTTTGTCTCGATATCAAGTGGCGCTGTCTTTTTATAATTAGTAGCAGAAACACGTACCGGCTTATTTGCTACTCCTACACTTTCATCAACAGTGACCGATACCACCGTCATTGATATATCCGGCTCACCAAGGATGTGCACAGAATATCCTCTACCGACTCCGTCGAGTATCATAAGTTCGTCACCGTCTTTTAGGAATGAACTGTCGGCTACGTCAAAGCTTATTTGATTTGCAGAAGACCAGTGACCAAGCAATGCTTGTGTTGGATAGCCATGCTCTTCATCTGTCCGGTATTTAACAATAATCTCTTCATTGCTAAGGTTTAATCCATCAAGGAATGTTGTTAGTTTCTTCCATGATTGTTCGATGTTGTCCGAGTATATGCGCTGTGTTTCAAAGAAACCAACGTTGTATGCGTCCGTTAAGATATTGATTGCATAAAACCGCTCGTCTATGTCATAGTCTTGCGCTGAAGCGTGCCAGATTATCGGAGTAGACCAATTCTTGAAATACTGCGCATCTGCCGGGATACGACTCACTGCACCAGAGGATACACGTGCATACTGGTGATACTCCTGATTAGGTGTGTATACGAGCTTATCTGACGCTGTTGGTGTGCCTGTTAGTGTGAGGAAGGTACCGTCCTGCAATGCTCTACGAGAGAGAGCTAGTTTGATAGTTGTAGCGCTTTGTGCACTTACGTAGTAGACAGTATCAACCTCTACTCCCGATATTCCGTCCACGTCTTGGAAGACGATAGAATCACCTGTTTTGAGCTTATGAGTAGTGCTTGTGGTGAGTGTGTTACTCGATAGTGATAGCCCGGTATCGACAACGTATTTATCAAGGTAGTTTGTAGACGCACGGTGATACAGACCGTTCTGTGGGTCAAAAACCCAAATACCTGAATCAAAGCCAGGAAGATAATCTTGTGATTGACCAGTCTCGACGAGTGCGTTTACATTGATGTAAACCAAATCACCATCAGTCACCATTCCACGATGGAAGACTCTTGGTATGTTGCTATCTGTTGTACCATGCCAATTAACTCCAGGTGTATAGAACACAGGAAGTGCTGCAAGTCGTGTTGCGGTTGTGCCGTTTATGTACACCAATTCTCCCGAAGAGGTAATGGCACAGACTGAACTCCCATATGGCTTGACCGAGTACACCCAATTACCTGAAACAACCGATTGATAGTTAGCGTTAGTACCTTCTCCGTCCCATATAAACACCGCAGCTTGTCCTCCTTTTGTGTTTCTCGTTCCTACATACAAATACCCGCTATTGTATGCGATTGATGTAACAATATATTGCGAAGGAAGTGAAAGGACGGTTGATGATGCATTGTAGCTTGTGTCGTATATCTTTACAGTGCTTCCGTTACCAATAGCAAGCTTGTATGTTGGAAGTGAATCAAATATCTCCATTGGGTGTGGAACACTTGTGGTGAGTGACGCAAGTGAGTTTGTCCATGCAGAACCGTTCCATGAAGAAAGATTGTTTGTTACAGTGACAAGCAATAGGTTATTGAAAACCATGCCATCTCCATAGATAGAAGGTGTTGGGTCTGAGCCAGTACCACTTGTTGCAGTGCCAAGCAAATCAAAGTCACGAACTCCCGCATCTTCGACAATGAGCCATTGGTTATTAAAATACGCGAGCGCTAGGCCATAGCCAGACTCAAGAAGACTGTCGGTGTTCTCTATTGCAATACTCTTCTGAGAGAGACGAATTTTACCTGGAGTGTCCAACGTTACATTGCGTGTAGTATGAAGTACACCAGAGATATCTCCTTCGTTGGTTTGTGTCCACACGTTGTCTGATGGTATTTTCATATTATGTGTCGATATCGGTGCCAGGTGCCCATTCAGTACCATTATACTTTAATACCTGTCCGCTTGATGGGGCGGTGGAAGATACGTCCGTCAAATCACTGAGTGATAGTCCATTACTTACAATCTTACGAACTGCCTGGACATACATAGGGTCAGCAGCATTCACGCTTTTAAGCGATTCAATGAACCTGTTGATTTTTTGAATATCCTGTTCAATTTTTGTAAGTCTGTCTGGCATGTTACTTGTTAGGATTGTCCCATGTTGTCGACGGCTTTCCGACATTCACCCACTGAGTCGGATTGACCGCTGTTGCAGACTGACTAAAGAATTGTGGCTCAACCTCAAGAAAGTCATTATTTGGCTCTTGTGTCGAAGCGGTAAGTGGTGAGAAAAACTCCGCATCGTTTTCAAACAGAGCGTTCGATGCGGAAGCGTTTTGTGGTGTACAAATACAAGCGACGAAACCAATTTGAGAATTAGTACTAGAGGTAACTTGGTCGGCAGTAATTCCCACTGAAGTGATGTTTGTAGTTTGACTACGAATCGCGTATGCAACTAACGATGATGAGTCTTTTAAACCACCGCTATCCTCTGAATTGAAATTACTAAGCAGAGTCCATGTTGGGTTACTCGGTGAAACCACTGGCGATGTATAGGACGTATTTGTTTCGTCAGCGGAACCAAAACCTGCTATGAGTAGCTGTTCAGTCGGTACACCTAAGTCCACACCACCGCTCACACTTTGTGCTGTTGAGGCAGATAGAGACGTCTCATAAGTACCATAGGTGAATACCGGCTCGCCACTAGTCCACCCGGTAATACGAAACATATATGCAGCAAAGACGCCTCCCGAAACTGAATAGTTTGACGCTGAGACGTCCGATGAGTCTGCAATACGCCATAGGAAACTGAACCCTATATCTCGGTTTGAGTTACCCTGGTCATGTCCAAAGGCAAACGATTCAGTGAAGCCAGAGACAGTGACGCTTGGCACTTCAGTTGTAGTAGCAGCAACGATTACAAGCAAATCACCTGTAGAGACTCCTGTAGGTTTCGTGACCACTACAGTACCATCGTATGGGTTTTCGTTTATTTCTGATGTGGAAGCTACTGCAAGAGCCATGGCTATACTGCTTTAAGTGCAAAGTGTCCTTCTGAGTTTACTATAAACGTGATTGTACCGGCAACGGTTGATACTGTTCCTTCGACGAGGTCAATTGTGGCAAGAATAGGACTTGTCGCTGCACTGCCCGTATCTACCACAAGTGAATATTTATTGGTTGACGTGGTGATGACTCCAGTTGTTGCGTTGTCAGTGTCTAGCTCAAGGCGGTTGTTCACCGTATCAATTGTAGTAGTAACGCCAGTCAGCGTGATAGCGGATGCTCCACTCGCGACTGATGCTGAAATATCAGAATAGTATGATTGTGTACCAGCATTTGGGGTGAATGACGTCGCCATCGGATACAACTTGAGTGTTCCGAGTGCTAATACCGAGTCAAGACCAATTTCTAGTGATTTAAGGTGAAGTGTACTCATGTTTAACGTGATGATTCTCTATTAATTCGTAACTCTGGTCGTTCGTCTTTTGCTCTGCGATTAAAGTATTCTTTAATTTCGCGCTCGGTTTTCATCAATTCCCCTTCGATGCGTGGGTATGAAGTGAGTGTGTTTCTTCGAGCATAGTCATTTGCTGGTTTTAGGTAGAAATACTTATGATGAACACCTGGGAAACCTGGCTTCTTCGATGTATCAGAGTATTCAAAGTATGAACCCTCTCGATTGATTGAAACTTTTAGTCCATCGGTAACGTTAGTGGGTGGTGTTCTATTAAGTCTGATGGCGTTTGCTGTCTTGTCGTAGCTGTCCGGCACTCCTTCTGTTGATGAACCATTTGATATATCACTTGCTTCCCTTTCAGTATCTGTATCTATTGGTGACAGAAGTGAGTATATACCGCCATTTAAGTAGTAGACTCGATAGATATCAAGAATATTGTTTCCATTTTCATCAGTGATAAACGTATAGTCACGCTGTCCTGATTCGATGTCTGTGTATATCTCTGGATAATCTGTGTGGTTTGAGTCGTCTATCTTCCACATACCCGATGACTGAATAGCCATTCCTATGTAGTCATCAATGGCAAGATTGACGTCAGCTGTGAACTCTTTTAAGAGAGTGGTATTCCCTGATACTGCTCCACGTGTAACACCAATTTCACGCTCGTACATTTGTACAAGTCCTTTGAGAGTTGTTGTATCAGAGAATTGTAGGCTCATGGTTTATGACCAAAAGATAGTAATGTCAGCAGTACCACCGATAGTTGCATATAATGCAGTATTGAATGATACACCTTGTGGAAATGAGAAGTGCTGAGGGCCTGCTGCAAATGTGATTGTGTTCAAGAGTACTGTTCCAGAACCCGCTGTGTTGTCCCAAAGCTTGAGTGTTCCACTTGTGTGAGAGTTCACCATGAAGCCATAAACCGCACCCGGTGTAGCTTTTATCTGAGCTGATGCTGAGATATTTGTGTATTTTACGTTATCTATTTTTGACATATTTTTTACCAAGCCGCTAATAGGCTTTATAGAACCACCGGTGAAGGTGGCTCTAAAAGACGACTAGCTTGTTGCAAATGCTGTAGCAACAGTTCCTGAACCTCGAACGATACCTGACACTGCCCAACGTGTAGCTGAGAGGCAAGTAAAGCGAAGTTGAGTACCCTGGAGCCCTCCTGTAGTAGTTCCGTTCATAGAAACTGCTACGTGAGTAGAGCCGTTGCCATCAAATGCAGCAACTGCGTTTGATGTATCTGTGTCTACGTTCATGTATCCACCGATGAGAAGTTCTGTACCTGCTCCTGTGATTACCTTCGCCGCGTTAGACGTGACTGAAGTAGTAACCATGAAGTCAAAGTACGCACCGACTGGAGCGACTGGTAGTGTATAGACAATACCCGCAGCACGGTCGAAGAGACAAAGTGAACCACTTTCATTTGCATTAAGGGTGCGTGTCGCTCCCTGTCCTGAAATGATGTTCTTCTTAGTGCGTACCTTGTCAACCACCAAATCTGTTCCTCGAAGTTGTGACATATGTTTTTGGGTTATCCATTCAGTGAGAGGATTTAGAGTGCGAGCCTGGTGGGAAACTTGCACCCTAAAGCCTCCCACCGAAGTAGAAGGCTAATAAGGTTACGCGAGTGTGATGTCGATAGTGAGGTCAGTCTTAGGTGCCCATGCCTTGAAACCTACGTATCCGTAAGTAGCAATCTCAACACCTGTCTTTCCTGATACCATCTTCTCCTCAGTCTTGATACCACCTGGCATTGCCATAGTAGTAACACCCTTTACACCAGCAACGCGATGTCCTGAGTTTGTCCAGGTCTTAGTACCTACTGTAGCGTCGGTGAAAGTACCAGTGCGTACAACATAGATATCTACACCCATCCACTGTCCTACCTTGCCGTTGTTGAGAACGTTATCTGCAAAGTTGAAACCGTTAGTTGCTCCTGCCTGGTAGATTCCTACAAGGTCAGTATTTTCGAGGACAACGTAGCGACCAGCGTATGACTCTGAGTAACCATCAAGCTTGGCATTGAGGTTTGCAAAGATTTCGTTTACGTTTGCAGCTGTAGTAAATCCTCCTGTTGGGGTTGTGTAGGTACCTGAACCGTCTTCACAGAGGTTGTTAAGTACCCACTCGTCTACCTTCTTAGCAACGTTGAACGCCATCTGCTCTGTGCGAGCTGCGAAGAGGTCAAAGTTAGTAAGCATCTCCTGGAAGTCATGAACGTGTTCTGCAACGATAAACTCGTCAGTTACGTCAAGAGCATCATCAGTAGTGGTGAAGTCAGCAGCTGAATAAGTACCAGTGAGAGCCTGTACAGTAACTGTTGGAGTTGAGCTGTATGGAGACTGGATTCGCTTGTTGTTTGAGCGGTCTACGCTTGTAACAGCTTCTGCTACGAGTGCTCCTCGGAGAAGAGTATCGAGAGTTGCTGAGCGGTACTTGTCACGATAGACACGTGACGCAATTGTGTTAGCCATTTTGGGATTAAGTTAGATTTAATCCCACCAGTAGCTATTTCTTTTGGAGTTTGAGTCGAGTCAATCGAGCAATATCATCTTCGTTATCTGGCAGTATACCTTTTCGGGCATCTGAGAGAAGACGTTCATCTGATATACCCGTTGTTCCACGTCGAGAGGTGCCAGTATTGACAGCTTGCGCGGATTTACGTAACTCAGCTTTCTCTGCAAGTATAGCTTTGAGTGTTGGTGACTTGAGTGCTTCAGAAACGGAGAGCTTCTTGAAAGAAGAGAACTCCATAACTTCGTCAAAATCTTCGTCATCTAGGTTCGCTTTTGAAAGAGCGAGCAAATCCTTTGTGGTGAGTCCTGTTGAATCAGACTTCACTTCCGGTGATTTACTTTTCTTCGTTTCGTCGAGTTCCTTTTCTAGTTTCTTAATGCGAGCGTAGTACTGTTTTTCTCGTTCGGTGTATTCTTCTTTTTCAGTTTCAGTACCTTCGTCATTAGATTCCTGTTCACTATTTGATGAGTCAGTGGTCTCTGTTTCCTCAGTTGATGAGTCGAGGTTCTCTTTCTCGTTGTCCATTTGATGAGATGGTTACTCTTTGTAACTAATTATAACACGTCCTACTTTGCACTGTCACGCTGAAGGCGTGCAAGTACTTGTTCTGGTGTTTCTCCCTTCTTTCCAATAAGTGTCTTGATTACACCGAGGCAACCTTCTACGTGTTGCATAAGCTTCTGGTGCGACTCTACAGCAATAATCTTTTGCTCTGGTGTCATGTCTGCAGTCAAGTGACATGATGACCACATGTCCTGATTGAGACGGATTGGTGCATCAACAGTGAGTTCTGGGTAGAATATCTTCCTGATTACTTCTGCTGCTCCTTCTCGGTCTTCGAACATTGCCTTCAATACAGCAATATCCTGCTCAGTCATGCGTGCGTTCTTTTCAAACGTTGTCATTATTCTGCTTTCTTAGTGCGAGATGCTTTCTTAGCCACCGCTTCTTTTAACGCTTCAATCTCTTTGTCACTTTCGTCTGGTGCTGGCATTGGTTCCTCTTCAAGAGTAAGACCATAGCGCGCAAAAAGCGCTGCTTTCTTAGCTTCGTACTTCTTAGGATTTTGTGCCTTGTACTTTGTAAGTGCTTCGAGTATTTCCATTTTGTCCATTGGTGTAGCACCAACAGCTACCTCATCAGCAGCCGGGACGAACTTCTTCATTTGGATTTTAGCCATAATATAGCTTACTATTTTTTTAATCATGTTGTTAATCCCCACCTATGGTGTTGCCTGGGGAGCGAGCTGTTCTGGTTGCATTGGAGATGGTACTGGCTTAGGAGCGTTCGAAACTGCTATGAGTTCCATTGGAGAGAATGTTCCAGTCTCTTCGAGTATCTTAGAGAGAACCATGCGAGCATTGTCTATGTCGCCCATACTTGAGAGTTGTGCAAGTACAGTAGTGAGCGTTGTAAGATTTGCAAGTTTGTCGTTCTGTTCGTTTGTCACCTCTACTTCCACGTTCCAATCAAAGTCTGAAAAGAGTTCTTTCCATGTTTTGTCGTCCATTTCAGATGGTTTAAAGTAACGCTGGTTTCCAAGTTGCTGCACTTGATTGGTGAGTTCACTCTGGACTCCTTCAACGTTTGCAGGTTCTGGGAATGGTACGTTTTCATCAATACCAGACTTAGCAAGTTTGAACATCTCTTTCTTGATGCGCTCGTTTTCAATCTTCTTTGCTTTGTTCGGGAGATAGATAGCGTCTATCTGCTTGATATTTGCATCGTCGAGCATTGCCACCATTTCTTCTTTTGAGTTGAGACCCTTCTTGATGTTTGGAATGATGAACTCTCTCCAGATTTCTTCAAGGTGTAGTCCTTTGTTCTCGGTCATCAGTTCAAAGAGTGAGTGTGACTCTTGCTGGAGTGCTTCCACTTGTCGTGCGGCAGTGCCAGACGGCATGGTGTTACCTTTGATTGCATCCTGTGCAGAAGCAACTTCGTTTCCCTGTGTTATCCATGCCTGCTTGTCACTCATGAGTGACTGGATATCGTGGCTATTATTTGCAAGCTGTGTAAGCGGTTGGTTTGGCTCATGGTAGAGAATTGAGCCAGTATCAAGGTGTGTTGTGTTCTTTCCTTGGTATGCGGGGTCTGATGTCTGGAAGATAAGCTTAGATGCAAGTTCTAGCTGGTCTTTAATTGCCTTCTCGTTATGATTTACCATCCATTGCGCTTCGAACAAGTGCTCAACAGCACCACGACCCATTACACGACCGTCTTCGGGGATAAGGTGTGCAATGTGATATGGGTTCTTCTCTTTTCCTGAGTAGAGAATATAATCATCGTATTCTCCGTTTTCTTTTGCGTTAAATGCACAAATGAACACCATTTGAGCGTATGTATCTTCTGAGCCTCCGTCATTGAGCATTGCAAGTGGAAATTCACCGTGAAGCTCATAGACTTCAATGTATTCATTCTTGCTGTCTGCTTTGTCTCCACCAATTATCTCGCGTGACTCTTTTGCTCCAGCAATAAGCGCTTCAACTGTATTCTGGTCAAAGAGTTGGTTCTTTCGAAGTTGTGCTGGTGTGTAGTAGAGCTTTTCTATTACTGGATTGTTATAGAAATCAATGTCATCAACAATGAGTCGGTTCCACGGGACAACTGAAGCAACAAGCTTTCCATCTTTTTCAACAAACTTAGAAACTGCTGAACCGTATCGTGAGAGTGTGCGTCCCCATTCATTAAGCCATACACCGAAATTAGCCTTGCGCATCCACTCTTTACTCTTGATGTCGGCAAGCATAGCAATAATGTGCTGTGAACTCTTTGATGCTTTGATACGAATGTTTGCACGGTCGATATCTGTTGCTCGGTACCAGACGTTTGCATTCGCTGTGACAATGTTAAAGAACGGTTTTTCTCGTCCAAGTGAGTCCTTTTCCCCTGATGTGTGCTTCGAATTGAGGTACGCTTCGATTTTATCAACATTCTCTTTTACAGAGAAGGAAACATGCTCGCTGATAGTAGTATCAGAATTGATGTAGTGTTGCTCTTGCTTGCGTACAATGTCTAACGGGTTTTCTACCATGAGTTAAGTTATCCACCAGGATGACTTGTTAATATAGTGGCTTTATTATACCACACACTACTTCGTTGAGTTAAATTCTGCTGCCCATTCTCCTTGCATGAATTGCCTCGCAATCTTTGCGCGACGCTCTGCTCTGTCTTCTGATTGCCCAGGAATGAGTTTCCCACGAACAACAAAGTACATACGCATGATAAGCGTGTCCGAGATGTCGGGTGAACGTCCTATAAGTTCTTTGATGTCTTCCTTTTTTGTAGCAAGACGTTTCCCATCGCCCTTGCTTGCATCTTGATAGGTGGACAACTCTTCAATAATAGCCTCTTTGACACGGACATCATCAATTGACGCTGCTATTTCGTGCCTATTCACTAAGTCTGCAAGGGTAAACACACACTGTGAGCGTAAGTTTGCGTACTCAGATACCAACGGTGCATCTTTAAGGTAGTGTACACTCGGAAGCTTTGTTGGGTCTGCGTCTGTTTTGATAGCGCCATATGATGATTTGAAGCCGATTATGCCGTCAAGAAGAGAAGAAGACGCCACACCTGCACCCACACCAATAGCATCAACCGCAATCTGACTGTATGGTATTCGTTCATCTGACGCGTATTCTCGTATCTGGTCAATGATTGCTTCTGTGGTGAGTTGTTTGAATTGCTCCACTCGATACAGTTCTAGACCTTGCCAGAAGGAGAATATAGTTTTGTCGGAGCCATCGTCTGCTATATCCACTATCAAATACCTCTCATTACTTTTAGTGATAGTGTTCGAAAACATATCAACAAGAGCGGTATATTTAAAAAGTGCTCCGGCATTGTCGACATACTCAGCCATAATCTCTTGCTTGTATGTTTCCCCATCCATCTCCTCTTGAGTCTTCTTGAGTTCTTCCTGTGGTATTACAGGGTTATCCCACGAGGTAAAATGAAAAGCTCCCCACGCACTGTCTGTTTCAGCTTGTTTCTCTAAACGTCTGAGGTTAGGATTTTCCTTCTTTGGAGTTCCAATAAAGTTTGCAGTTCCATTTGTGTCGATAAGCGCAGGACGAAATATCTCTTGCCACCCGATGAAGAAATCCTTCATGGTGTCCAATTCATCAAACGTAATATGGTACGCAGATTGCCCTCGGAAGTTCTCTTTATTCTCCCATCCAGCTATCTTAATAAGTGAAGTTCCGCCGTCCACTGTAGGGACTTTCATTTCAAGACGTTGTTCGTTTGCTTTTCCAATTGCAGCAAGTCTACTTTTAAGGTTTTCCCAAACAATGTTTCTAGCCTGGACTTGGTTTGGTGCAATATAGAATATGACTCTGTTAGAACCAGAAACGGCTTTGTACGCCATGTTCTCTATCTCCATAGTTGTCTTTCCGGAACGTCTACCAGCTCGTATTACTTTGAATCGACGCTTGGATTGAACTACTTCTTTTTGTTTAGTGTGAAGCGTTGTCATCAAATGATGAATCAAATGTTACTGCGATAGGTTGACCGTCTTTTCCTGTTTGTTCTACTCGTTCACTGTACTTTGCTTTGCCTATTCCTTTTGCTACAAGTACGACAGCTTTCATTTGGTTAGCGAGCAGTGCGTTGTCTATCTTTCCTTCTTCATCAACTGGTTCGAAATCTAGTATCTGATTGAGTCTCTTTTCTGCTTTGTTGAGTAGTTGGTTGTCTCTAAGTGATTCTGATAACCAATTAGTGTCTTGGTTTAAGATAGTACTTGCGTATTCTTCTTCGTATCCTGCCTTTAGAGCGGACTGATATGCGTTTGAAAACGTCTCACTTTTGGGGTCTATGTAATATGAAAGGAACAAAGACTGGCGTGGGTCTGGTTTTGTGTATTGGTTTACTTTGTTGGGATTGCTGTTAGCCACAGTATGTAGATGCCATTCTTGGATTTGAACCTGTCACACCTAGGAAGGAGAGCGTCCTGTTTTGGTGTTTACGCTAATCTCGTTGTGAGTTCTTGAAAATTGTGGTGATGTGACGTGTAGCTCCCGTCCTCTGTATGTCGAGGTGAGTGAATGGCGTATTCCCTACAGTTACGTAGGGAAAGGAGACACGTGGTGGACGTTGTACTCCTGCGGGTCGCGTCCCGCGCAGGGGAAGGAGGTAATTGTACTGCCGAATTTTAAAATTGCGTACTCACTCTGTCCCCGACGCGATGTATGACCTGCATGAATTATACTAATATTCCTCTTCCTCGTCTACTGAGATATCAAATCCAGCTACGTTTTGAGCGGGGTCAATGTGTTCTATTGCTACTTCAATAATAGGGGAAGTGCGCTCCATTTTTAGTGCTTCTGCGATTGAGTTGGCATATACACGTTTAACGATGAGATATGCCTGTTTTTCTTTTCTTGCTTTTCTCATGGCATGACTATGTTTATGGGTAGCTTACCGTTATTCAATACTACACCGACTCCGATTATGGGGCGAGCGCTGTGCTTCCCGTACTCAAATGCTCGTGATGACTGGTCTACTCCGCACCCTACCTGCATGGCAAAGTGTCGTGATGTTCTTCCTTGGAACCATTTTACATATGCTTGCGAGTGTTCGTGTCCTGAAACAACTGAGACAAGTTCATTTCTTGCTCGGCGTTCAGCGCTTTTACCTTCTCCATGGATATATAAAACCCCATCATAGAAGTATTCCTCTCGGATATTCCATTGATGGAGGTCGAATACACTTTGGAATGAGCGGATAAGCCTTCGGGGGAGCCCAGCACCGTATGCTTTGCGCATGTATCTCAAATCATGGTTTCCAGCACACAAATCTGCTTTTGTAAAGGCTTTGTACCATCTTTGCAACCTATCATACGCTTGGTCGAGTTCTTCCGAAGACGAGAGCATGTCCGGGTCTTTATCAAATCGTGAGAAGTTGTATTGGTCGGTTACGTCACCGGCGAAGATAACATGGGTACATTTCCAGCGTTTGTACTGGTCTTTACAGAACTCTAGGTATTCGTCTAAGTCAAAGGGCGGATGTATATCTCCTATTACGAGAACGTTTGTGGTGTCTCGTTTTGGGTATATCAGTTCTTTTTCTACTAAAGGGTCAAGGGGTTGCGGTGTAGATTTTTCTTTTATGACGTGGAGTTCTTCTTGTTCGCTTGCTCTTCGGATGATTGCGGAGACTGCATCACGGGTGAGTCCTGTCTTTTGTGCGAGTTCACGAACAGTATATTCGCCTGGATGTTCTCGTACCAGTGCGAGGAGTGTTTCACGTTTGGGATTGAATGTCCCCATTTCAAACATTATACCATAAAAGTAGTATTGACACGAAATGGCCTGTGGACAGTGATATAATACATACAGAAGTTCTTTGAAAGGAACGCGATGAAACTCCATGAATGGAAGAAGAAGGACGAAGAGGTGTGGGTTCGTCCCCGTCCGTGTCACATTTGCAAGAAGGTAATCAAAGGGGCGTACGGTCACACGTTAATTGGTGATGAGTACGCATGGTCTTGTTCTGCGGTATGTGAAAAGGAGATGCAACATGCAAAGATACTGCGAGATGCTCCGGCGTAAGCTGGAAGAACTGAACACTGATGTCCACATGTTTTTCAGGATTGCGCATTGCTACCGTTTCGGTACAACGCCCGACCT